TTATTCTATCCACTCGTCATTGAAATATTCGTCCACAAATTCATCTATCGTTTCGCAGTATTCTTGTTCTTCCTCGAATGGATTTTCTTCTATCACATGTTCTTCACTCCATTTCGTGAAATTATGAATCTGGATATGTCTTATATCGTAAAAATCGATTTCTTGTTCACCAATCAGCACAACATCGAATTCTGCCATCCCACGGAAAACACCAAAAACATGTGGTTTTACACGATCATATTCATCTAATGAGTTCAGCTGAATTTCTAGTACCTTATTTTGTTTGATTGAACGATCCAAAAAATATTCTATTTGCTTTTGGGATTGTTGAGGCAGCCTCTCAATATTTCGAGCATGATATTCATCAGTACTCTTTATTGCTTCTGTCAACTCTCCTAATGGAAAAGCTGTAGGCCATTTTAACTCAAAAGGACGGTCAACATAATCATTGTAAGGTTTAAACTCTTTTTTCGTTCGTCTCACCATCTGATACACTCTCCTATCAGAATCATTATACGAACGTTTGTTCTATTTTTCAACATTTATTATTAAATAAATCACTTATACAAAACATATTTTAACTTTATCTGTTTCCTTGCTTTTATAAAATTTTTCTAGTTGTATAGCGTCGAGTCCTGGATTTTTTTCACTTGGTGCTATATCTAGTAGTAAAAACTTTCGGCCGTTATTTTCACAAAACTCGACTAATTTTTCCAAATAATAAGAAGCGATGCCTCTACCTCTATAGCTTGTATTTGTTCCTATATGCTGTAAATATGCAATGGGTTCATCAATTTGAATTGGATTGAACAGGCTTTTTTTGTGACATTCTTTCAAATAAAAGTGCATAGTAAACACAGTATCACGATTCTTAGGGTTGTACAAAAAGAATTTTACGCTAGTCTTTTTGCAATGACATTCCCTTCCCATTATTTCTTCATCTCCTAATTCATCGTCAAAACAATAAACTAAATCCATTCCTTTCAAAGATTCTGGAAAACCAAAATTTTCAATTATTTCTTTTGTTAACATCAATCATTATCTCCCATCTTATTTTGAATAAAGTACTAATTATCTTTACGTAATATATTATAATACCAAAACAAAAAAAGACCTACCTCTCACAAAGAGAAGTAGGTCTTTTACTTATTTCTTAATAGATAAACGTTTGACCAGGATAAATCAAGTTAGGATTTGCTAGTCCGTTTCGTTGAGCTAAAGCTTGATAAGTCGTTCCAAGCTTAGCTGCAATGCTAGATAAATTATCCCCATATTGGACTGTGTAAACATTACTTGTTGTCAATCCATTGACTCTCAAAACTTGGCCAGGATAAATCAGATTAGGATTTGTCAATCCATTTAGTGAAGCTAAAGTTTGATAATCAGTACCATGTTGATATGCAATGCTTGATAACGTTTCACCATATTGAACTACGTGAGTAGATTCTGGCTGCTTATCGGGAACAATTGTTGCATCTGGCAATAATTCAATATCACCTTTGCTTATCCATGACAAGATACCTTCTAGCAATACTCTGCTTCCGGTTACTTCTTGCACTTTGTAACTATTGCCTTTTACCCATTGCGGAATAGCTTCACCAGTTGCCCAAGCATCTACATTAAATTTTACTTTGACGGTATCGCCAACTTTAACATCGGAATTGGGTGTTTTTTCGATTTCTTCCCCTGCATCTGTTGCTGGTGTGTCCGTTTCTGGCTTATCTGTATCTGTGTAGCCATTATCCGTTATTCCTGTTAAGTCTACGTTACCATCTAACCCACCAGAAATATAAGTGGATGTAAATTGCCATATTCCAATACCCTCCATACTTGGGAAGTAAGCATATAGTGGTTCTGGCGTTACCTCATAGCTAGGATAAGCAGCAATCCATAAAGAATTAGGGAACTCTTTAATAATTCGCTGATAGTCCACGTATTGCAACGTAAAAGGTTTGTAACTGTAATACATTGGTGTATATCCTGCTTGTTTGATACGGCGCATACCATACAAAATCGTTTCTGTATTTGCGTTTACATCAGGACTAGCTCCATGTTCAAAATCTAATGCAACAATGGAATTTTTAGGCGTTTGAATACGTGGCAAGAAGTAATCCATTGTTGTTTTGGCAATGTCCATGCTACCGAATGTGTCATACCAAATATAAGTGTGTGCTCGTTTACCTTGAGCAATGGCACTTGCTACTTGCGTTTTATAGGTATACTGCTCGTAAATACCACTAGCATTGTAGCCGCCAATTTGAGCGATAGCGAATTTATCATGCGCATAGCCAAAACGACCTTGTTTACCTTGGTAAATAGCCCAGTCAACGCCTTGGTCACCTTTTGCAGCAAACACATTTAAAGGCATAAAAAATAGAGCGATTACCGCTCCTACTAAAATTTTCTTTTTCATTTATTCATCTCCTTTTTTATTTCCTGTCTTAAAACTATCGATGAATCGTTGAAATAAATCTGTTTTACCACCCATTTTTTGATAATTTTCCAATACTGATTTTATTTCCATTAATAGATAGCCTATATATAGGGTGTATAACAACGCAACGCCTGCACCTCCTGGTACAATAACAGATAACGGAATGAAAAAGACGAGTAAAAAAATACTCGTCAATTTTCTTAAAATTCCATTAATCCCTATTTTTGATTTAAATTCTATTTCTGGATTGACTTTAGCTGCAAAGGTACCTGTAAAGAAATCAATAACCATGGCTCCGCAGATTAAAGCTAATATAAATAAAATTTTTGTATCTTCTGTTTCTAAAAAATGTCTAAAATAATCAAACATGTACATAAGTACCACCTTTTCTTTAATTTAACCGATGAATCAAACATTAATTTTCAACCACTCTGCTATTCTTCTTCCTTGAAGCTTATGTCCAGCTTGATTGAGATGAATTCCATCCCAGTCATACAGCCCTTTGTTTCTTGTTAGCAAGATAGGACTCTTTCTAAAATCGAAACACGGAATTCTGTACTCGTCATAAATTTCTTTAATGTAATCACAGACATCTGAAAGAGTATCGCCATTTCCATTTACGCGTGTAAATCCATCATCAACAATATTTGGTGGGTCTGAAAAACTATTTCTCACGGTGTTTTGTGGCAAAATTCCAGCAATGTGAATTTTGGAATTATCAGTTAAAATTTTGTCAATTCCTTTGCGCATCGCGGTTTGAATCATTTCTTTAGAGATGTTATTTTGCCAATCGTTCACTCCTAACGCGATTGTCACAAAACCAAAATTTGAAAACTTAACAGAATCAACTTGTCCTTGAAAATCAATATTTCTATCTCCACCGAAACGACCAGATGATTTTCCAATATTTGTTAGTGCTCCACCATATTCCTTAGATATCCAAAACGGATAAGGCTGTTCGTAAAATGTAGCTGGATTTTCAGCATCTGCATAGCTCTTTAGCCCTTCAGTTAAAGAATCACCAATCGCACAATATTGATATGTGGTAGAAACAGCATTTTTTGATTTCTGAATTAATTTTTTATCGACAAAAACATCTGTATTAGTGTTAAAATCCATATTTGCTAACCCACCCCAAGCCATGCCACAAAATGCGCTTCGCGGCGGAATATCATTAATAGATTCCGTTTCGTATTGCGCAATTTTAATCACATTTGATGCATAATCATAGTAAAAAATTGTAGGTTTGCCATCGACGTAGTTTGAAATATCGAATTTTGGATTATAACGAATTTCGTTACCATATCTAAATACAGATTTAACAGAACTGTTTGTACCTAAAATGTCAACAGTCTTATTCGTTTTATCAATGAACAACTGACCTTCTGCGATTGACAATTCACCAGTTTCGCCAAAATGCGGGCTGCTTAAAATTCTGCCATTAAAAAAACAAGGTATTGTTGAATTCACTAAAAAATAAGAACCATCATTCCAAAACATCGCAAACAATTGATTAAAAGCTGGTAGCAATGGAATATTTGCTTGTTTTAACACAGAAAAACTACGCTCTTTATCGTTATATAAAACAACTCCAGCTGCACCATTTAATTCATTAATATCAATTTCTATTTTCTCTGTATGGACGCGAGCACGTTTTGTTAGAGGATTTGTAATGGTGATGCCGCCAGAAATTACTAAATTCATGCTAGTTGCTGTTTTAGTTACTCTAGCTTCAGTTGCCTGATTTCCACTTAGGATTAAAGTAGATCGCTGATTAGCATCTGATAAAATCGCATTACTTATTTTTTCCTCTGTTCCATCGCTTTTCACAAGAATAGTGTCTGATACATTATCAATGTTAAGAACATCGCCAACCCAAATAACCCCAAAAACAATATCTGTTTGTAGTGTAGATTGGAGTTCTCTCAATGTTATTTTTTTATTTAACGTATCATAAACTAAATAGCCGTTGGTTCGTTCAATTAAAAATTCTTGCGATGGAAGTGAGTAGTTTTTGTTGGATTTTCCAATAATCCACGTGACACCAGGAGGCAAAGAGATTTTTTTATTTTGTAAGTCAATTTTTAAATTTTGACTGACGATCGAACCGTTTAGCAAAATTGGTGCAGCTTTTTTCTCGTCAACAGATCCATCTGCAATCCCTGCAGCTTGGTAAAGTGGTCCTTTAACCCATTCTGTTCCATTCCATGTATACACATAGCCTGCTCCACTTGTATCTAAAACTAGCATCGCTGATTCGTCCCCTGAAGGATATTTTTGCTTTAAAGCTGCTAAAGACGTAAAAGTTTCTTTAGGAGAGCCTGTTGGCAACTCAGATATCATATCTTTAATAGTTTCTAAATCTGGTTTTTTCTCTAACTCGGATAACCATTTATTCGACTCTGCTAAAGCATTTGTCAATGTGCTAAAAGAATTTTCTTTAATGACAGCATATGCGGAACCATATAATTTCTGTACCTCAATTTCAAATTCTCTTGTCATGATGATTCTTCCGTCAATTAAAATTTGTAAGGCAACTATTACGGTTCCAGGCGTTAACATCACATTAGGGAAGTCTATTTTAAAAATACTTTCTTCTTTATTAATTAATGTGAAATTATCTAAGCCTTGATTACCTGCTACTTTGTGTTTCCACCAAAGGTTAACTTGCAAACCCGGCTGTTCTTTTACAAGCCCGTTATCCGTTATTTGAACCGTTAACGACCGTCCATCGTAGTCACCTTGGCTAACAAAGATATTTCGATATTCTCGATAATTTGCTGTGTCAACTATGATGTTGACATCTCTAAATTGTTCTATGCTCATTTGTTCGCTCCTCTTAAAAATTAATAACATCACGTGGATTGATTCGTTGCCACTGAGCGCCTTTCCATACTTCAAAGTGAAGGTGAACACCAGAAGCTAATCCAGTTGCTCCCATGATTCCCACACGTGAATTAGTTGTTACTTTGTCGCCTACTGACAAATCGACCGAATCCAAGTGACCATAATAGGTCCAGTAGCCATCATCGTGCTTAATTACTACGTAATTTCCGCCTGTCCCATCATAAGTGACAGTTTCTACTGTACCCGAGCGGGCAACATAAACAGGTGGCATACTTCCAGCAGGCATCGATGCAATATCAATACCACCATGAATCACATTTGTCCCCCAGCCAATCTCATCCCATTCTTGAGTGATAGTGTAACTAGAACGCACAGGATTAACCCACTTATTAGTCCCTGGTTTTAAATTGTGTAGCAAATCATACCAATATTGGGCCATCGGAATTCGTTCTGGATGTGTGACCGCTGGGCGTTCAAAGTTCGCTTCAAATGCCATCGTGGCTGTGCCAATATCTGTTAATGCTTTGAACTCTGCAACGGAATATGGATAAGCCGCGGAAGGAATATATTGACCATTATGCATATGCCAATCTAATAATTTCAGCTGCGTGGTAATATTTCGATAGTCTCCACTGATTCCAGCTTGACCTAGCAAACGTTGCACATAAGCACGGCCGCTTTCGCCAGCAATTGGCGATGTCCATTGAACTAACCCGTATCCAGGACCTCCACCGCCTTCGTCAATGTCGGGCATAATTCCAGATTCTTGCTCCATATTACCTAATATTCCAGCGGCTGCTTGTTCACTGTATCCTTTAGATTTCAAGAACTGCCAAACCGCCCAAGCATTTTTCTCTTTTTCAGTTGTTAGCTCTGGTGGTACATCCCCATCATTACCTCCTGATCCATCACCAGGGATTACTTCTTTACCACCAACATATAACTTATCAAATTTACCTATTGTACCTGTCAAAATCCCACTGATATCCATTTCACTTTTGAGTGTAGTTTTTCCAGAAACACTGAACTTACCATCATGCGTCCAGGATGCGTAACTGTTTACTTTCCTATTATCTGGATGAGCATCTGCCGGTATTTGAATAATTGGGAATGATTGTCCATCATTATTTCTACTAATCGTATTGATCGAAAAAATGTAACCAGGTTTTTGCCTAACAGCAAATCCATTTGCTGTTTTTCCGCTTCCATCATAAGTGGCCTTAATGTCACCAAACAATTCACCATGAACATCATTTAGTCCAGTACTTACTCTCTTTCTCTCGAAAGAAACCTTGCCACCTTCCATAACAACTTGGAAATCTTTATCATCTAATGTTTTTAAAGCCACGCCTTGTACTAAAATCCCTGTCAAAATTCCTGCAGTAATAAAATTCGCAACAATTGAGCCATCTTGAGTAATAGCTGTTTCAAACGGGCCATCCACTCCATTGTTCGAATAGCCGAGACCTCCTAGATTCCAACGCCATACTTTTTTTGCATCATTTGCATTTGGTCTATCCATGATTAAAATTTCTTCTGGAGCATCTTTAGGGCGAAAACGAACATAGCCACCTTTTGTTCCTGTTATCCACTGGGTAGCATTCACTATTGCGTTTTGTAAATCTTCGCTTTTAACTTCCAGTTTTTTGGTTATTTGATTAACTGCAGTATTTACTGAATCTGTGTAAGATTTTATTTCGTTTCCTAATACAATATTTTTATACTTACCAAGGGTTGGAAGCCACGTACATTCTGTTACTCGTTCTTTTACCCCAGTTATCCCGTTATATTCAATATCACAATAAACAGTATCCCCAAAATTCAACTTCATCATCTTGCCGTAAAGTTTTTGGTACTCAATCGTATTTTCCAAAGTAACCATATTAATTTCATGAGTGACTTTTGGTTCATGTATTCGCTCTTTATCGAAGAGTGATTGACCCCACTTCTTCAATTCCTCTAAAGTTTTACATTCACTATTCGTTCTGCTCGTAATACGTCTATTTTCATCGTTTACTCCCTTTGTTTCCAAAAAGGCAAATGTTACTGGCTCTTGATCTTCGTTATAGTTAACATCATCAGGTGTTCCACCAATTAAATAGAGACTGTTGAAAACATTTAAGTCATCAACAGTCTCTTTTATTGATTCTAAATTCACACCTAAATCTATTCTAAAACCGTTATCCTCACCGATTCTATCTTTTAACATTAGTCTGTAATTATCCATATCTAACTCACCAGAAGTAACTCCTGTTAGATTCTCATTGCCGTTATTTTGCCCAATGATTGCAGATATTGGATTTACTTCTTTTGCAGTAAACTGATGCCGAGTATTGATATTACTTTCATAGATATATGGTTGTTTAAAAGCTAAATTAGATTTTAAATTTTCCATAATTTGTTTACCAGTGGCGTTTGCAGTATATGCCATTTGGATAAAATTTCGGTTGGCTTCATAACCAATGTGTAGAGCCTTAATAGAAATAGAATGTAGATTCTTATCAACTGATTTGATTCTAAAATATTGCCACGATCCGTCCGATACCATCGCTTTCAAATAATATCCTTTTTTTATTTGGTTATTATTTTTTCCTACTAACGAATAATTTCCGTAAAACGAATATTCGCTATTTAATGAACGAGTAATTTCTGGTGCATCTGCCCAATCTAAAAGAGAAATCCCATTTTCTGATAAGTCATTTGGCACTTTTTCATAAATATAAATTGGATTGATCAAAAATACACACTCCTTATCTTCATTCTTATACTAGCAATATTTCCTGTTACCATTATTTTATTTTTCCCTGGTGACATTTTTATCCAATTTCCTTTGGTTCGTTGAATCCGTCCTCCTTGCATACAAACAGCTAGCTCATTGTCTACTGACAACATCCCAGCAGATGTACTTATTAAAGTTAATGTATTTTTACCACAAGTAATGCTGATGTTACCGCCATTTGACTGGATTTCGATTAACGGTTGAGAAACCTCATCGCCATGATTTATTACAATATTTTCACCCTTTTTTAAATTTATAAAAAGTTCGTTTACTTTTCTTTTTAAAGGTTCGCAACGAAAAGTTATTTCAAATGAATAAAAAGTTCCCCATTCGTTGACGTATTCAACTTCATTGTTAATATTACACACTGCATTAACATACACATTCACATTGTTATGAGTGATTAATTCAGATTGTCCGCTAAGCCATCGTTTCACTTCTGGCAAACGTTCATAACTAACGCTGACATCTTTAATTTTTAAATCAAATGGTTCATAATCACCAAACCATTCGTTCAGCACTCTGTTGCTACCAACAACAGTTATTTCGTTATATCTTGGTTTAGCGACAATTTCAGGTAATTCAGACTCAATAATTAAGCCGTAATCTAAAAGAGCATTTGCTCCTTTCCATACAAAATTAGGCGTATATCTATCCATTTTTACACATCTCCTGTCGCTAAATTATTCCAGACATTCGCTTGAAACATTTTTCTGTTTAAACGGTTGATTTCACTTGGATTATTTGCATCCACTTGACCGATTGTCACATAGTTATTAACAGTAGAACTGCCTTTCAAAGCACCACTAATACCTTTTGATTTTTCATCTTGTGAAAGTGGTGTGACTGTAGTCTTGCCATTTTTTGCTGTTAATAATTCAGGACCAGCTTCACCAACGATTGCCTGTCCATTAATCATATGACCGCCTTCAGCTAAATAAGGTATTTTCGCAATACTAAATCCTTTGCCACCTACTCCAGGTAACCAATCAGGAATTTTAATATTATTCAAACCGTCTAAAAACCCATTAATTAAAGTAATCACGGCATTTATAGGAGCTTTGGCAACTGCAACAATCCCATCGAAAATACCGCCAAAAATATCAACTACACCTTGCCAAGCCTGTGACCAATTTCCAGTGAATACTCCTGTAATAAAATCAATTATCCCACTAAATATTCTAGTAATAGCATCTACATAATCACCGATTATTTTAGAAATACCACTCATCGAACCTTCAATGAAACCAGTGATGAAGTCGAATGTAGACTTAGTAGTATCTGCTAAAACTTTAAATGTTCCTACAATGATATTTTTAATTACCTCAAATGCACTATCTATAAAATCTTTAAACCAATCTACTTTATTATAAGCAATTACAATTGCTGCAACAAAAGCTGCTAATGCAGCAATAACAATTCCAATTGGCGAAGCAATGAAGGCAATCACTGGAATCAAACTACTAATGGAACTGGCAAGTGTTCCTAGAACCACCAATACCGGCCCGATAGCGGCAACCACACCTGCAATGGTAATTATTGTTTGTTTTTGACTATCAGTTAATCCATTAAACCATTTTGAAACTTTCATAATCGCGTTACTTGCCGCTTCAAAAGCAGGAAGAAGCGCAATTTGCACTTGCTCACCAAGCTCACCCATTGCAATTTTAAATTGATTCTGTGCAATTTTCGCTTGGTCGATTGGATCCAAAATATCATTAAATGTTTGATCCACAGTGCCAGCCGCATTTTTAGCTGAATCTGCTAATCCATCCATTGACAATGCACCACTATCAATAGCTTCTACCATTTTTGATGCAGCTTTAGTTCCGAATACTTCGCTTGCAATAGTAAGTTTTTCTTGTTCAGTTGTTGCACCTTTAATAGATTCAATTGTCCCGCTTAAGCCATCCTGCATAGTTTTGTTATCCTTCGCATAGACGACACTAGCTTTCGCTAAATACCCAAGCGTTCCTGCCGAGTCTATCCCAGCTTTTTCCATTTGACCTATTAACGTAGTTGATTCAGAAAAACCAAGTCCCATAGCTTTGAGTTGGGGCGCGCCTCTATTTACTGCATCAAATAACTGATCTACCCCTACTCCAGTATCCTGGCTAGTTTTAGATACTGAATCCAAAATCATTGGCAAGTCCTCAATAGATAACCTAAAAAGGTCCATTGATTTTTTGGCATTGATAGTTGATTGAGAAACATCTGATCCATTAATTTCTGAAAACTTAAGCATTCGGCCTGTGGTATCTTCTAATTGCTTATCCATCAAGCCAAATTGTGTGTTCACTTCGCCAATCCCAGTTGATATATTTTCCATATCTGTTGGAATTTGGCCAGCTACTGTTTTAAAGCTGTCTTGCAATGATTCTAGTTGCTCTCCTGTAGCACCAGTGGCAGTTGTGATACTGTCCAAACTGTCATCTAATTCTTTAAACGCAGCAATAGAAGCGGCGCCAATTCCCATGATCGGTGCTGTTAAACCAACAGTCATCTTCTTACCGACAGATTTCATTTTGTCCCCAGCTTTTTCAATTTTAGCTAACTTCTCGGCAGTCTTAACAGACAAGTCACCTTGTTCTTTCAAGGCTTCGTTGGTACTTTCTAATGCAGATCGTAATTTATTTTCACCTGTTTCTGATTCCAACAAGCGTTTGTATAGCTTTTGTGATTGCTCTGAATACTCCCCAGTTTCTTTAACTGATTTTTCGTATTCCTCACGCAATAATTTGGTTCTTTGTTCAGCTAAAGATAATTGCTTTTCAAGCTTTTTCTTAGTTGCCGTTAATTTTTCAGTTTGTGTTGCATCTTTATCCATAGCGGATACCTGGTTTTTGTACTCGGTAGCCGCTAAGTTCATTTCTTTGTTGATATCTTTGATTGTTCGAGAATAATTGACTTCTCCGTTTGTCTTAAAATTTAAGACAACATCAGATTCTTTCTTTGACACGTTAGCGCTCCTTTCCTACCACCAAGGACTTTTATCCATAGTCACACTTGCAGGTGGTTCAAACTCCGTATTACTCGTTAACCACTGTATGTATGACTTAAGCCACAAGTTCGGTGTTGATTTCAAAAAGAAACCCTCACTCCATCCTAAAAGAGTAAGGGCGACGTATAAGTAAAAAGCCCAGGGCGTTCCTACTTCCGTTTGTGTTTTTTCTTTTTGTTTTTCTTTTGTTGCGGAGTTTGATAATCTTGTGGCTTCTTGGATTTTTTTACATCAACATCTTGAAAATTCTGTGCTGCGAATACCTCCATGCAGGCCCCATAAACTTCAACAACCGTAGAATTCATTCCTAAGAATTTAAAAATTGTTTCTGGTGTTTCGTCTAATCCGCCAGTTTTTAACATGCCATAAATTAAAGCACGCATGATTTTTAAATCCGATGCAGATAATTCTTTTGAAGAGATACGTCCACCACTCTTGTTTAGCATTGCATTCATATCTTCTTCAAATTTTGAATAGTCGTCATCATAAATATCCGCAATATGCTCCATGGTTTCCATGGTTAACAAGATTGGGAACTGATGACCTTTAATTGTGACAGTTGGTGTGTCTGAAACGACAATCCCATAATCAGCTAACTTTGCCATTATTCACCGCCACCCCCAGGTGTTGATGGAGTTACTAATTTTTTCCATTGTTCTTCATCGTAAATAGGTTGTGCAATGAATTTTTCAAAGTCCCCTGATTTTGCACTTGATCGGTTAGAATCAAAGCTTGAATACATAACATTGTTATTCTTCAAACCGACTGAAACAAAATTAGCAGTTACATCATCAATTTTTGTTTCGTCTTCTGCAGTAGTATATTCTTCATCAATGACATTTGATAATTGTGTTTTCGGGTACCAAACTGCTTTCTTCCCCCCATCTTCAATGTTTCCAATAAATCCAAAGGCGAAATAAGGAAATTCACGCGCCGTATTTTTTCCAAAAGTAACACCAGCCTGCGCAATTAAGCCTTTTAGCTCATCCATCACTTCGATAGGAATTCCCACGTGATCCAATCCAATTTCATGTTTTGTTTCACGGCTCACACGGCGAAACATTTTACTTGAAGCCCATTTTTCTAAAGCTGTTCCATTTCCCTTAATACCTAACTTTGTTGCGATTGGTAATCTAACTACTTCGCTATAAGTTGGTGCTGAATCAACTTCATCAGGCGTTGCCATCATTGCAATTAAGATGTCATCTAGTCCTTCAAAATAATACACATCTTGTTTTCCCAAATTACTCATCCTTCCCATAAATCTAATATTTGTTGTGTCATGATTTTTTCAATCTGATCTTTATTTTGTTCAAACGTACCACTAGCAAAATGCTGGGCTTTTTGATTCTTTGTTCCATTTTCAGCGAATCGCCAATAAAAAGCAGTCCCTTCAAACGCAACTTGTACTTGGTCATCTTCAATAATGACTTTTACCTGATCAGCCATATGTTTTTTCTTTAATAGTGATTTAGGTATTTTTGGCAGCAACTGCTCTCTATAAAAATTGGCAGCACCCGTTAATGATTCCAAAGACAATTTTGTAGGATCTACCTGTGCAAGAATTCCCAAATAGTCTGCCATATCTGCAAATCCATTATTATTGGCCATCTTCTATACACCTCACATACGTATAAAAATTCGTCACTGTATCATCGTTTTCATCACCCTGAATACCTACAAAATCAGCATAAGGAATACCAGCGTTTTCCAACGCATTTTCTAAATCCGTCAAATCTTTTTCTGTACCTGTTGTATAGAAAGAAATTTGATAATATGGCAATCGCCTATGAACTTTAGAGGAAGCCATCTTTTTACCTTTGCTAACATTGGAATACACGATATATGGATAATCGGTTCCTTTTTCCGCTTTGTCACGTGTCACAGGTACACCTACTGCTTTTAGCGTTGCCCTTAATTTCTCAAAACTAATCGACATAAGCCAAACTCAACTCCATTTCTCGTTTATCCATATCTGTATAAATACGAGTAATTTTATAAGTCACAGAATCGATTCTAACAGCGCTAAACTTTTCTGTGATAGATTTATCCAATCTCACTTTAATCCGTCTGACAACGTCTGTTTTGGCTTGCTGTGAAAGATATTTTTCTTGTGCGGTCACACCAATATCTTCGTAGAAAAGATTTCTTTTCGATTTATAAACTGTAACTGGCCTATCGTTTAAATCAAGCGCTACTTCAATATTCAACAATTCAGCTTTCCAACGCAGATTATTGGTTTGTCTCTTCGGCATGTTGAATCACTCCTTGAATAATAAATGGTGTGATTGCATTTATTGCCTTATCTAATTCATCTTCTGAAATACGATACTCATAGGCGATTCCCGCAACCATTAAAATTAAGTATTCTTCTTGTCCTCCAGTTGCAGTTTTTACATAATTTCTTGCCATATTTAAATAAACAGAGAGCATAGAAGTATCCATGCCCTCTTCAAAATGAATATGTGCTTTAAATTTTTCTTCTAAAGATAATTCTTTAGTTTCTTCATTCATAATTATTCACCGCCACCAGCTGGCTTAGTAATTTCATAGCGATAAACGGCTGGTTCAAATGGTGAGTATACTAATTGGCCATCTAACAAATTGTAAATTTGGAAACCAATTTGATTTTTACCAGAAAATTTTTCAATTAGTTTTTGAATTTCTAACGCACCAATAACTTCTTGAATTTTGAAAGCAGAAAAATCACCGAAATATAATACTGGTGTATCTGGTTCACCTTTTTTATCTGCTGCATCGGTCCAATCAACTGGATAACCAACTAACTGATAACCAATACCACCTTCTGCTTGAGTAAATGGACGTAATAATGGGAAACCATCATCTGTTTTCATTTTCTCGATAGCAGTCAAAGCCGCACGATTAATAATAAAGCGACCTTTTTTCATTACTTCTGTTACTGGTGTATTTTTAAATTCAATCAACGCATCATATAATTTTTGACCAGCACCTGGTGCTGTTAAATCTAAAGGCTTTTCAAATGCAACAGCTTTTTTAGCTAGGGCGCCTGGGTTTTCATTACCTGCATCATCACCATTAAACATATAGTTAATTTCTTTGCGAACATACGCTTTTTTCAATTCTTCTACAACAATATCTTCTACTGGAACACCAGACATTTTTAATAGCTTTTTAGTTACAGTTGCCAATGCATCGAATTCTGATGGATCAAGTAAAATTTCATCAAATTCAATTGCAGTTTCTACAATGTCAGTTTTACGTTCTTTTTTATTTACATTAGCATCTGCTTTTTTAACAAGAATTGGATATTTCACATCACCAGCAGTACGCTTGACTGTTCCGTACTTACGTAATAAATTTTCTTCTTGTGCGTAGGTGATTACTTCGGATGCAATAACTTCTGGTACAGTTACTGAACCATTACCTGCTTCAATACCTAATGAACGTGCTTCTTGCTCTGTAATATTTCCAACAACAAAATTTGCAAATGCTTTACGAATTTCTTTCTCACGTTTTTCTTTAGACAAAGTATTTCGCGCTTGCATACCATTACGGATAGAACCAAGCAATCCATCTCGTTGTTCTTGGCTAATCATTCCTGAACGATTTTCTTCTTCAACTTCAGTAGAACGGCCTTCACCATCTGTATCTGTTGCTGCAGCTACTGTTGTATCACTATTTTCTGAATCATTATTTTCATCACTTGGTTCTTCATCAGTTGATACTTCATCTAGCTCTTCTTTAATACCTTTTAATTCATCAATTAAACCATCAATTTCTTCATTAATTGAATCCAAATCAGCTTCACGTACTTCTCCAGATTCAATTTGACCTTTTAAATCACTTAATCGTTGCTCGTGGCGAGCTTGTAATTGACGTAATAATTTTTTATTCATGTTTTTTCCTCCTACGCTTCAAGCGCTGTTTTGATTTTTTTAATTAAATTTTTTCTAGTTTTAATATCTTGCTTCATTTCTTGTTTGTTTCTTGATAACGCTGCTTCTGTATCTTCGTAAGCAGGTAACGAAACAATAGAAACTTCATATAATTCGACTTCATTTATGGTTCTTAGTACTGGTTCGGAATTATAATCCCAAGTTTCTTCCGTAGGATAAAACCCAAAACTGCACTGATTGATGTCACCACGTGTCATCGATTGAATCAAATCATTTGCGATTGTTGTGTTTGGCAACTCAACTTCAAATCGTAGTCCCTTATCATCTTCTTCAAGTTTCAAAGTTCCGCTTTTTGTACGCCCTAGTACTTTGCCCCAATCATGATCAAATAAACAACGCACGTCGGAATTTGCTAAAGCACGGCTAAAGGCACCTGGCTTAATTACTTCATTCAGCCCATCCCATAACTCTGTCGGGCTATTAAATACGGCTGCATAGCCAGTAACAATCTGTGTTTGACTATCTTCTTCACTTCTTGTGGTGAGGTTAGTGATGTCAAATGTCCGAATTTCATGCTTCTTCATTCTTATCACCTCCCTTCAAGTCATCCTCTGTTGTCAACGAGTTATCTGTAGCATTCTTTTTGCCAATTTCTGTCAGATCATTTGAAATATAGACAGCTTGTGTTGCTGCAGTATTTTGTTTAGGAAAACCAAGCATTTCTGCTACATTGTCAGGACTTGTAATACCAGTTCGCACAATGTTATAACCGATATTTGTCTTGGTAGAATACGGTACAAAATCCAAAATATTAATTTTCCATTCCACTCGATAGCCAGAATTAGGTGTAAAAAAAAGAGCTGAGTAATGCTCGCTCTTGTTCTTTAATATTGGTTTAATTGCTTTATTGTGAAGATACATCATCGCTTTTTCAATATCTGATTTCATTAATGATTGATAGGTATTTACATCTATTCCTAAAAATTTCCCTAAGTCTTTTTTATAAACACCTAAATAATTAAGAATAGCGGAATCATCCACAGGACTTTTTAAAGTATCAATAGAATAACCTTTTCCAAGTGGAATCATTTTAACTGAATGATTACTATCGTCCTGAACACCTTCCAACTGATCTAAAATAGCTTTTACAATTTTTTGTTGGGCGCTGTTATTGGGATTAATGTGGGCATCTAGCTTTAACAAGAAAGCAAGTAAGCCGCCTTTAGTATATTTATCTGTCAAAACTTTTTCAGCGCTTAGAACGCCTTCTAGTGTGCTTTTTGCAAGATCAATAATCCCAGCACCTTTTAAAGAATCTACACCAATATTTTTTATATGACGAATCATGTTCCCTGGTATTGGCTGTCCATTCATTGAAAATTTTTCAATTAAACGATCATCAATGGTTGTTTGTACGCCGTAACCTAAATGCAGTTGATCGTTATCAGTAATTGGAAAAGCTTCCCCATTAATTAGCAATGTGTTTGTTTCTAGTTTTGCAAATTCAAAACCAGTTAGATAATTGTTCGGTTTTTTTAATATATTTAACAAGAAATGATTTTTTACTTCTTCGCCATCAGGACCAATCACTACTGGTTCAGCTAACGCAACTTGATTTGAAATATCTTGTACCAACTCATACACATCGGACGATTCCATAATTGATGAATCATTAACATAACGTTGCGAATATCTTGTTGAGTTTCCATAGATATCTTCAATCCATCCACGTTTTTCTAAAAATCCATATACTGCATTTGAAAATCTATCTCTTAACTTCAATTTCTCACCGCCTTTCTATTATCGATAGATAGCATCTAAATAATCGTCCATGTCGCCCTCATTCACATCAATCATTTGATCCATTGTTTCTTTATGCGCACAAAGAAAGGCCACAAATCCATCGATCTTTCTCTTTGACTGGTTTTTACTTGGCACTTTACGACCTTGAAAATCCATTTTGACAACTACATTTAAAGTGCAATACAAAAATAAAGGATTATCAAACATAATCCTTTGCTCATAAAATAATCGTTCGGTATCTTCAAGTGGTGAATTCAATACTCTTGCGTACTGATCAACTTGTATACATTCCAAGCCTAAGTTTTCCAATTTTTCAACTAATCGGTCACTCATCGCTGGATCATAATTGACTTGTTGAACATCATAAAAATCCATGCAATCTTCAATAAAATGAAATATTTGTTCTTGGTCAATTAACTTTCCATCACAGAATTCAACAAATCCTTGTTCTGCTAATTCAGAATACGGCACATTATCTTCCTTTTCTCGAAAATCAATATTTTCACTAGGAATAAAATATAATTGTTTTACTTTGAGTATCGCTTTTCCTTCGGCATCCCATGTAGGAAAATTTAATGATACACAAGTTAAATCTCGGCTTTTAGATAAGTCCAAACCAATCCAACATGGCTCACCGCTTAAATTTCCTAATTCATTTGTAGAAACCAAACAAGGTTCCACTTGATCTTGTTCAAAGAAATTATCCGCACCATTAACAAACACATCTAAATGCTTCGTTAAAAATTCAGCTTTCGAGTGAGCGGAACGTTGCGCAGTTTTAAATGCTGATTCTAAAGCAGACAAATCAACAGATATTCCCCAGTTAGGATTGCACATTTCCCAAACTTTTTTATCTGTCCAGTCATAATTTTTATTTGGCTCATAAATTAAAACAAAGTTTGAATCATTGTCATCACGCTTTAAGACCTCTTTTGCTTCTTTATAGACGCGAATACCAACTGAACTACTTCCCTTACCAGCTGTCGAAATATTAAACATTAATGGTTGCGGTAATGAAATTTGTGCTGACTTAAAGTTGTCGTACTGTTCCATTTTTTCTTGTTTATGCAACTCATCGTTTAAAACAAAATATGGATTGGAACCCTCTATGTTGTCAATATTTTTTGTTTGAACAATGAACTTGTTTGTATAAGCCATTTCTTCATGTAAATAGTCATACGTAATACTTGAAACGGTTCCTTTTGGACCTTTAAATATTTTAGTTCCATCTAATAACACAGGATTATTTAGAATAGTAGCGGCAAACGGCTTAGCAGCATATTGCGCTTGGGCAAAATCAGAAGCACATGCATAGCAATCGACAGATAATGCACCTTCGCCATACATCGCATATCCCAACGCACCTACGGCTATTAATGTTTTCCCATTTTTCTTTGGTATTTGTACATATGCTTCCCGAGTGACACGGACGACTTGGCCTTTTTCATTTTCTTTTACCCAGCCATAAATCCAAGAATAAATGAATTTTTCCCACGGCTCTAAAAGAAATGGTTTGCCTACCATGTCGCCTTTCGTGTGAACAATAAAGGATTCTACCCAGTCCATCATTTCATTTGCACGATCAACATCAAACCAAATATCTTTTCGTTTCTTCCATCGATACCAACGATCTATTGCTAAACGAACCGTTTTTGGATATTTCTTAGGATACTTTCTAACTTCTTTCGCAAATAAATCGGCATAATTTACACCAGGTTCAATCATGTTTCATTACCTGCCTTTTTACGCCATTTATTTCGATGTTTAGCCAATTCATCAACAGGTTTTTCTTCTGGTCGTTTTATTTCTTCATCTGCTCTGGCTGTTGAACCACCAGTAATTTGTCTACCTGCTTTTGCTTTATTTGTTAATCCTAATAAATCTAAAGCTTTCATCTTTTTATCGGCCCAAACTTCGACTTGTTGTGCCAACGGATGCTTACTGTTGTTTGTAGCACCAGCTTTATTTGTTGTTTTTTGTGTTTCTGGAAAACCTTTTTCTTTCCACAACATGTACTTGTATTGGTAAACTTCAAAAATATCCAAATATGACTCAATCAATGGATCAAGAGTAATAGTGTATAAATCAGACTTGCGCATAATTTCTAAAATTCGTGCTTTTTCATGATTAACTTTTTCATCAACAATCGCTTTACGTTGCGCTTTAGTGGTCATTTTTTTATACACCCCCTTTTTATTTTTGAAATTTTGACCTAACGATACGCGTGACTCCCTCTACCCTATCTCCCAGAGAAAAATTTGAATTCAATTTGATAGGGGGGCTTGAATCAAAAATAAGACGGGAAAACTTTTTTCTCATCTGATTCATTTTCTTCAATCACATGACATTTTGGACACAACAAACGAATATTGTTTGGATCAAGCTTGAGCATTTCGTTCTTCTTGATTGGTATCACATGATGCCGATGCGCTTGCCTTCCGAATACAAAGCGGCCACATCTTTGACAGCAGCCACCTTCTCTTTCATAAACAAAATCAGCAACATCTTGCCATGCTTTTGTTCGATAAAACGATTTGTTCTTATGGTGATAAACATTGCCTTTCTTCTTTTTTCTCGAACTTCTAGCATGTTCAGAACAATAGGCACCTCTTTCTGTTGTGTTAGAACAACCTTCAAATTGGCAATAGCGCATTATTCAGATTCTTTAATAATATTGAGAATCTCAGCTTTTACACGAACAGCACTTGGAATTTCAATATCATTTCGTTTCGCATATTCACGTAATTCTTTTACAGACATTTCTTCTAACACAACAGATTCATCATCAGATGGAACAACATCAATACTATTCACTTGCAAGGCGCCATCGTCTTGTTTTTCCGCTACAACTACCACTGTTGAATCATTTCCTTCTGACTTATCAACACTAATTATTTTATTATCAATCATTGAGACAGATTCATCAGAAAACTCAAAATCAGGTTCTTGACCTTTAGGTACAAACACATTTCTTTTTTCTTCCGTATCCCAATACTCTGTGCCAGATGCTGAACTTCTTATTAATACACGCATTGTCTTACTTATCCCCTTTCAAAATGAAAACCCTACTACACTTAAAACAAAAAGGACTGCATATAAATGCAGCCCTAGTGAAAGGTAGTAGCGCCAATTTGTTTGTCCGAACATTTATTGACGATCTATATTATTTAAGTAGCTTATGCCACTTACTGGAACAATAGGACTCGAACCCATACCAACGGTTTTGGAGACCGCTGCTCTACCGATTAAGCTATGCCCCATTAACTCTCGCAAACCTGTAGAAAAAAGAGAGAGGAAATTCACCTCACTTCTTTAGTTTTATGATTTGTGGTTTGCGAGAGAATCTAAATGAGATCACAAGTGACTAAACGAAGAAAGTAGAATTTTTTTACTTCCTTGTAATCTCAAATCAAAAAAATAAGTAGGCAATCGTTCCGTTAATGTATTTGTGTAAGTGTGTCGCATTTCTTATTTTTTTGACACTATCATAATAACCCGTTTCAAAGGTATATGAAGTGTAGATAAAGTGTATAAAAGAGGTATAAAAAGTGTAATAAATGGCTACTTAAAAGCAACCAGTTCCAGTGCCGAAGCGAATTGAACAATAATCATGTTAGATTCTTGTTTCACTGATTCTTCACTGATACAGTTTCGTTGTGCTGCTAGATAGATTGGATTGCCGTTGATATAGCGATCATAGAAGATTCTTTTTCTTCTCTCCGTTACATCTGGTTTGTGCGGATGCTGAATCGCAGAATAACCTCTAACGAAAAGCTTATGCAAATAATCAAACTCTTCTTGAGCTTCTTCTTTCTGGATTAACATTTGCTCGGCTTCAAAAGTGTTATTGGCCGTTGATGGTGGAACCAAAGAGAATGAAGCTGTTACTTTTGGTTCCCTCGGCTGGCCAACACGACATCTAGCAGCAAGATAGGCAGACAGGAACACACTGACGTTATGCTTAGTTTGCTCCATATCTACGTCCTTTGCATCTGGTGTTTCATATTTCTTTACGTCAAAAAGTACCATCCTTTGATTCCTCCATTGTGGTATAATATTCGTGTCGAGAATATTACCAACGGTCGGAGGAATCCGGCTTTTTTTATTGGCAGCTTTCTTTACTCATGATAAAATATTTTTATTGTGACCAATGTTTGGGGCAAAGTAACCTCACATATCACAAGCTACCACTTTTCTGGTAAAATATTCTTCTTAGTCAACCAGTGGTCGGTTGGCTTTTTTATTGTTTAATTCGACCGTTATCGGTCTGCCATACTTTAAAATTTTCCAAGAGCCAGCATCATGTGACATTGATTGGCCCATTTCATAGTGATGCTTATCAAGTTCAGCTTCTTTTTTTGAAAGATATGGCTCTGAATATTCAACATACACGCCATCTACTTGACGACCTAGTATATATAATTCTGGATAACTTAACATTTTTACTTTTCCTCCCCAAAAATCTCTTCTAGGTCGCAAGGATGTACATCTTGGTTAATTTCTGACATGAAGTGCTTTCCTCTAACTTCACAAACACCGTCTGGGTATAGTCGGACCAATTTTACTAGTTGTCCAATTTCAAAATTATGATCAAAACGGCTATTTCCTTTAACTCTAAATATCCTGTTCATCTAATCACCCTCAAAAATTTCAACGCCGTTCTTGTCTTTTAAACCTGTGGATTGCATAAGGATACATTCAGATGCATCTAAATTGATATTGCTATAATCTACTATGCAACCAATACTACCGTCTTTTTCTAGGTCTATTGTTTTAACGTCTACCATGTCATTCGTATTTTTATCCCACACTCTAAACTTTGGAATCATCTTCTTCACTCGCTTTCAACTCTTGTTTGCTTAAATATTCTTGAAATCTCACTTTATCTTGCACATTCCAGATAATGAAAAACTCGTCTTTTCATTTGCCTAGCTCCAATTTATCTAGCGTTTCAATTAAATTTATGCGATAATATTCTTAAAAAAGAACGGGAGCGTAATAGATGTTTAGAGTTACTTTTGATTCACCAGAACTTGATTATTTTTTCACAGGACTGTCAGTTTATTATCCAATTATTCCAAGAATTGGAGATATGATTGAAATTCCTAGCAAAGAAGGAAAATTTTTAGTTAGGAATGTTACTATTTTCCCAATTACAGAAAATGAACAATCAGTAACTAGTGAACAATCATTAGCTGCTGAACTTTCAGTCCAAAGACTAGGTTAATTCTTAGTCTTTTTTTAACTGTGTTTTTAATGCAGTCGACAAAATCTCCAATCCCTTCTACAAATTCACTGGCTCTTTTTTATAACCAGCATCAATCAAAATTCCCTCAATCACATAAAGGTCCGTTTTCTGCTTTAAACTAGCCTTAAATTTCTTGGAAATATTTCTAGCTGTTTCTAAAGTAACGACTTCATAAGTTTTAGCCAGTGCATCCGCAATAATAGCGGATGTTGACGTGTAATAAATCTCCAGCAAAATGAACACTCACTTTCTACGAGATTATTCTTCGATTTCTTCTTCATCATCTTCAACTGTCTTTTCAGGGAAAATGATGTTCTCTTTATTTTTGCTCCAAGAATCTGCAAACGGTGCAAAATGTTGGCGTGCGATTTCTACTTGATTGATTAGATTATCAACTGAAACTTCATGATCAGCTGCAATTTCTTCTAGCGCTTCACCTTCATCGATTCGATGCAACACACCACGAACGTTGATTGTTACCGATTCTGGCCATTCGATTGTTGTTGCCTTCTTGATGAATTCGTCAATGGTTTCTTTCGAAACTTGCACAGCAACTTCTTCGATTTCTTGCACATCATCGCCCATTTCTAAAGAAGTTTGTTCTTCTTTTAGGATTTCAACTGTTCCGTCGTTATTTACAACGTATTCGACATTCGGCTTATTGGTCTGTTTGTTAACTGGCACCTTGTATTCTACTGTTTCTGGTTCGATGGTCGTTGATACTGTTTTGCCTAAAAATTCGTTTAAACTTTCATATTTTCCTTTTAATGAAGCGTTGCTGACCACTAATAACACTTCTATATTTCCGTTTGATTTAGATGTCACTTTTTTCACTTCTGGTCTGAAATTCACTTGTTTTGTCATTTTATTTTCCTACTTTCTTTGGTATTATTTTTTTAGAGGTGACTACTGATGCGTACAAATAAAAATCCTGTTAAAACCATAAAAGATTTTCTTATAGCTATTAAAAATAATGAATTTAAAGCTGACCGACAAGATTCTAGAGGGCTACCATATGCCGAAGTACTACCAGAAGATAGTACAGCCGCCATTGTACAAGCTATCGACAACAAATTCGTAGTGGGAGTTGAATATGAGATTATAGATACTATTTATCAAATTTTGAGATTAGAAGATCCCATGCTAACACCTAGTGGTGAAGAATATTTGAGAAAACAGAAATTCTTCTATAATCATCCCACTGCAGAAAAAACTTTTATTGGATTCATTAGTTCAATAGTTTCTGCGATTGTTTCTGCAATTGTTACTCTTCTAGTTACTCATTTTTTTTAATCAATAATTAGTTGCATCTTTCCATTCGTAATCGAAATTATCGGTTATGAATGGTCTTTTTTCGTTTAAAGGCTTAGTCACGCCTTGTGTGATCACTTTAAAATCTCTAGCACGAACAACAATCGCTTCAACTGGATGACCATATCTAAGGGCAAATAGACGAAAACGAAGCTTAACGGATTGGTCAATGCCATACACGCCAAAAGAGTTTTTAATATCAATGACATGTCTCCAACTCCCATCTAAGTTTTTGATGATGAAGTCAGGTGAATAAGCTATCGCTGAAATTTTACCTACGCCATCCGCAGTCGGTGTAAGTTCGGTTAGTTTAAAACGTGGATGAACTTCAAAAGGTAACCCACAATTTTTGACAAACTTTGTATAAAAGTTAGCTTCCTTCTGGCTATCAAATGTGTAACCATCAATCGTGACTTTATTTCCTCGCTTATTCAGGGCTGTAGGTGATTGCATTGTTTTAACTCCCTTTCCTTAGTTGCAGTTTCCGCTCGAACTGCTTTTCCATCTTTGTTGCATTCTGGGCATGGAATAGGTGTTGCATAATTAAATCTGTCTTTTCCCCAAATCACACGTTGATCTTGACATCTAACACACTTCATTCTCATTTAGCCCCTTTCATCCAAGCTTGGTTATCTTTTGTTGCTTTTTCAATTGGTTCCTTTTTTAAATCTACTTTGGTAGATTTTGCTGTATACCTATTCGGTTTTTCTGGCATTATGATGGCTTCCTTTACTTCTGAAACAGTTCCGCCAGATACGATTGTTGCAATAGCTGCTGTCTCTTTATGCTCAAATAGCACAGCATCTTTTAAATTGGCTACTGGTCGACCACTTTTGCCAAGATAGGCTGAAATTTTCACTACATACGGCATTGAATGATTCCCCTTTCTATCGATTTGTTTTTAAGGCTTTAAAATGCGTTTTAAGCCTTTTTTCTTTCTTTACATCTATTTATATTCGCTTGATTGTAAAACTGTTCTACGCTGAATATATTCGCTAAAAATAACATTTCAGATGCCTGCTACTCGTTTGTCTGATGTCCCTTCAATTTTCATCACAAAACCTTGTGAATTACTCATGATACGAGAAAGAATTCTCTCCCCATAAGCTTGACTCATTTCTTTACCAGTTAAATTGGTTGTAAATACTGTTGCTTTATTCTGCCGAGCTTCTACAATGCGATTTAAGGTGTCGTTATTAAAGTTGGTACTGTCATTACCTTTAACGCCTAATTCGGCCCCTAAGTCGTCCAAAACAACTAAATCAGCGCTTTTTATCTCTGCCATTAAGGTTCCTGTTATTGTCTTTCTGGCTTGTTCATCTTTCATCGCAAATTTTAGCTGTTCTAAGAGTTCCGCATAGCTAATTAACAGGCAGCGTTTATCATAGTTTGATTTCTCCAACACTTCCCAAGCCGTTGACATAGCTAAATGACTTTTACCAACACCGCTTTTGCCTGAAAGAATCATATGAATTGGTTTATTCAATAGAATTTCAGTTGTAGCTCTTTTGGCAATTTCAAAAGCAAGCTTGGTTTCTGTGTCTACTGTTTTGTAAGTTTTAAAACGACAATTAATTAAATTCTTGTCGGTATAAAGCGAACTATATTTCAAGTAATTAATTGCTCTGGCTTTCAAACTATCGTTAAACATTTTCTCTGTTTCAAGGTCTTCTGCTTTTTTGCGTGCTTTATATCCGCATTCCATGCAAGTTGGCGGACATCTATCAGACCCATCTTTGTTTTTTGCACGCCAAGCATAAAGATTTCCTCCACATTCAGGACATGGATCAGGTGTGATATAAAGCAACGTTTTAATCATTTTTGAAAATCCATCTGATGCTGACTGCATTCTTTCACTTCCTAAAATCCAAGATCATCGTAATCCGAATGACCTGTGTTTGATTTCTGTTGCTTGGTTGTAGTACGTTCTCTTTTTACGGCTAATGCTTTTACATCATCTAAAGTTTTAACGCCTTCTTGTTCCCAATTTCTCAAAATACTTTCAGTGTATTTGAAATTTCTAGCATTTGATTTTGCGGAAATTTTTAAAGCTTCACTTACTAATTCAGTTGATAAATCATTACACCAGTACTCTAAATTTTGAGTAGTGACCGAATTTAGCATTCCAAAAATTGATTGATAAAGTTGAAAAACTGACTGCTGCTCTTCTACTACTACAACATTCTTTTCATTCTTATCATTCTTTTCATTCTTGTATGTGTGCACTTGTTGTTCACTTGTTGTTCGTTTGATGTTCACTTGATGTTCACTCGCTTGATAATCATCCCAGTTATTTATTGATACAACGCTGTATTTCGTAGTTGATTTGATGTTCAACATTCCTTCTTTTTCAAATCGTTTTAACCATCTCCATACAGAACCGCTGTTCACTTGATGTTCACGTTTGACACCTTTATTCATCTCAAACGTTATTGCATCGCGCCCTGTGACGAATTCTCCGCTGTTCAACCATATTTCTTTTCCATTAAAAAGAAATTTTCTGTTTTCGTGACTAGCTTTCATCAAACACAAGTTCCACAATTTGTACATGTAAGGATTAGTCCATACGAATGAATCCATTACCTTACGATACAATTTGACGTAACCAGCATTCATTCGTTATGCACCTCCTATAAATCGTCCATACTGGTAAAATTTGTAATTTTGTTGTGTCCTCTACAATATTCACAAATCCCACAACTAACTGGTTCTTCTTCGCCGTTTTTCACTCGCACAACATGCTCGATGTTTTCTTTTAATTCTTCTAATTCGTAAATCATTTTTTCTTCGCTAAGAGTGATTAGTTTTGCTTCACTAGGTGTTTGTTTCGAAACGGCTGCAATGAGGGGAAGAAAATTTTTGTCATATTGTTGACGAAGCAATTCGCAATAAACAGCCATTTGTAACACGTAACCGAAGCGTTCAATGAAGTTTGCTTTTCTGTTTAAACGTTCGTCCCATTTTTTCTCGTGCATATCTTTGGTTGTTTTGATGTCTACAAAATACTTTTCTTCTAAATTCAAACAATCAATTTTTCCTTTCCACATTGCACCGCCGATTTCACCTGTGACGATCACTTCTTTTTCGCCTTGATAAATATTTAAAAAGGCTTCTTCTTGTTTTAATCTTTCAATCATCTGCTCGGCAATTTGGAAATCTTTCAGTAGCCCAAACGGCTTTCTTGAAGAAAACATCTTGCTTTTGTTTTCTTTTTTAAATGCTTCATGAATTTCTGGTGATTCAAAGTAAGAATGAACATAATTACCAACTAGCAATGCTTTAGGATCGTTTTCTGGTGTCCATTCGCCTTTTAACTTGGCAAGAGCTGCAGCTTCACATTCAAGAAATTTTTTATATTGAGAGACAGACATATAAGCTAGGTCCGCTTCTTGTGAATAATAATTTTCATCAGAAAGGATAATCGTCTTCTTCAATCGTTGAGACATCAGCTTCACTCTCTTTCTGATTGGTTTCATAACCAGCCATCACATCTAAAGTTTCCTGAACTGGTTCTTCTAAAATTTGGTCCGCCACTTTCGTTAAATCTTCTTTTTCAATTTGTTTGGCTTGTTCAATATCGGGTTGCTCTGGTACGTCAGCTACACGTGTAATTCGTTCAATATCGTTTTCTTGCTCAATAACTTTTTTATTGTTGGTAAATATTTTTTCTTCGAGTACCGCTGTTTGTTCTTCTCGCTCTGGTGTTACATCTTTTCGTTCGAATTCATTTTCGAGTGTGTCTTTAGCGGCTTGCACAAATAAATCATTATCGTTGCTAGTATTGATTAAATATTTAGCAGCTCGATTGATGACAGTTCTTTTTGCCATTTCTTCTGGAAAATCGTTTTGAACATTTTTTGTTTTTGCTTTACTCCATGACTTATCAATTTGTTTCTTTGTCATGACCGTTGTTACTTCTTTACCATTTGCTAGCTTAATAACCACATAAGCAGCCTTGATGTCATTGTCTAGGTTTTCGAAGGATGTTTCATGTTTAGCAACAACTAAGTCGGGGCCGTCCATAGCAATTTCAAATACATCGCCTTCTCTTACTACAACAGGGGTGATTTCTGCTCCTCCTGTTACTCGATCTAATACAGCCATGGTTCCAAAATATGAGCGCATAAGCTGAACTTTATTTCCATATTTAATGAAATAGCATTGTTTCTTCGCAGGTGATAATCCTTGGATGACCATATCTAGTAAGGCATTAGAAATAGATGTTTTAGTTTCTGGGTTGTTAGCTGCCAACTGAAGAAGGTTCCCTCCTGAATTGTTAGTTAGTTCAAAGAAAGCACTTTTCAATGCATTCTGTGGACTATAGCCTGGCGGCATTTCTAATCCCTGCTCTTGCAATCTATTTAAATTTCCGATGACTTGTTCATCTAAAGATCGTTGTGTTATTTGTGTTAAATCGTTACTCATTGCCATTCTCCTCTTCTTCGTCATATTCCCACGTTGGCTCTAATACTTCTTTTTCTTCTGGTGGCTCTTGTCTAGCTCCTAATGAATCAAATTCATTCGTGACAATCTACCTCCAATTTACTAATCGATTTTCTTAGTTCGTCTTTCATCTCTGTTATCCTGTCATTTACAGCCTTTTCAACTAGTTCCTTGACGTCCGCTTGAATTCCAACTATCCCTAAATCTTCTTCTAGCCGAACTTTGTGCCAACGATTATGTCCTTCTTCTCCAAAAAATTCAGACGCCATAAAGTGTGTAGGGAAACCAATTTCTATATCCGACATCACTTCTTTTTTATTATTTAAAGCAGGGTTCTTTATACTTATTAGATACTCCTCCGCTTCTTTTATCTGGCAAATCAATTTTTCTAAATACAGAATCTTTTTATTCGCAACATCAATTACTCCCATTTTCACCACTCCCAAAACAATTTTATTTTGCCGTCTTCATCGTCTAAGTGAAAAACTCCTTCTTCTTCTAACTGCATCAAAAACGGTGCTGTAGCTCCTTTTTCTTTAACTACTACGCTTGTTTTTCCTGCACTGGCAGCGTTCATGATATCTTGAACAATTTTGTTTTGAGCGTTGATCATCATCGCTTCAAAAATCGAATCGCTTAGTCCGTTTACTTCGATCATCGCAACTCACCTCGCAAGAAAGCTTTTAATAATACATCGAGTTCAGTCTCGTGATTTTGTTTAGTTGAAGAAGATTTTATACCTGCAAAAGCTTCTTTAATTTCCTTACATTTCGAACAATTACAATCATGGGAAAGGGCTGTCTCTTTAAAAGTTTCAAGTAATTGATTAATTGCTATGGCTTGGCCAGGTAGAGAACCCGCAAGTATAACTCCTGCCCCTTCAACTTCTGAATCAACAGCTACGCAAGCAAGGTTGATCTTCTCTTTTTGACATTCATTTGCTAATTCCATTAATAAACTTTGAATTTTTTCGTTCATTTTGATATACTCTCCTTGAATTTGATATTTGTAATTGACCTACTTTGATGGCCGTCAAAGTGGGTCTTTATTTTTGTTTTTTTATTTCTCGATCTTCTAACGCTAAATCGTAGTAGAGCAACCAAATGATAAAAGCTGCTATATAAATGTTTTGGATTAATGGTCCAACATTGCCACCTACTAAAAGACCCAAACCAAAAACGATTAGCAATGCCGCTATACGTCTTAAGTGATATATTTTTTTCACTGTGATCATCCTTTCTTAGTCCCAATGATTCATAATGTCGTTACAAATTTTTATAGCTTCTTTAGCAGGCCAATATCTTTTTCCCTTGCTAGTACCAGGTTTTCTTTTCTCGATCATTTGCATACGTTTGTCTTTTACAAAATTTTGTTCAACTTCGGGAACAGACATTGAATACCTTGACGATAATTGTTTGATGTCTAAGTACTCGGCACGTTCATTTAATCCTTGGCTAGCTTCATCTATTACTTGCTCAAACATTTTTCTTAGGATCTTTTCTATAATGTTGTATAGAAAGTTTTTTGAAGATGCATCTAGAAGATTTTCCATTCTAATCACCTCACTTGATATTTAAGATTTTTTTGATTTTCTGAACTTGCTCTTCTGAACGTCTGCGGCCATGAAGTATATCTGATAAGTACGGACTTGAAATCCCTAGTTGTTTTGCTAACCAAGATTGGTTTTTCCCTGCACGAATTAGAGCTGCTCTAACATCAATCGCTAAGTCTTGTGACATATTTATTACTCACTCCCTTTTATTTTTAATTTGTAAGCTAAAAAATTAGCTAATTTAATAAAATCCGTTGACACTTTCTAACACATATTGTAAAATGAACCCATAGCTAAATAAGACTTTAAAAGCCTTCTAAATCAATACTTTTACCGTTCCCCAACGATTTTTAAGTTTTGTTTGTAGGTTTTATTTGAGAACTTATTAGCTAATAAATTAGCTTACGTGATTATATTACTAACAAATATTGTAAATGTCAAATGTTTTTACTAACTTTTTTTGTAAATAACACGTAACTAGAAGGAGAATGTATTCATATGAACCTTTTGGAACGTATAAAAAAACTAGCAAAAGATAGAGATGTGTCTATTTATCAGCTTGAAGAAGAAATAAATATTGGACGAAATACTATTTATCAATGGAATAAGCGAACACCTTCTTCGGATAAACTTGAAGCTGTAGCCAATTATTTTAATGTTTCTGTTGATTATTTATTAGGTCGTACTGAAAATCCAAACCAAGCTGGTGCTAAACCATCTGATGATTTAGATGAAGTATTAGACAATGTGATGAGTTTCGATGGTGAGCCTTTGGATGATCATGATCGGGAAGTTATTCGTGCTTATTTGAAAGGGAGATTCGGAAAATAATTTAAAGGTTGTGCTATATGAAAAGTATCAAAGAGTTGGTGGAAGAATATGAAGTAGAGTTAGTTTTCGCTCCAATAAATAAGCGCGCATGTTACGAGCCAGTCAAAAGAATAATTTTCGTAAATCAAAATTTATCTATTGAAGAACAAGAAGAGTCTATATTCCACGAGTTCAAGCATGTTGTTTCCCATTCGGATTACATGGAATTATATAAAATTCCTTCTTTTAGAAATAAAATGGAAGCTGAGGCAGATCATCATATGTTTAAATGCCTTATTGAAAAACATGACGGGCAATTTAATTACTCTAATGTGATTACTCATTACAATTTAAAGATGGGACAGGAAACTTATTTAAAATAAAAAGCTTGCTATTTAGAGAGTGAGAGAATTTCATTGAAAATAAATCAAAAAATCTATAATTACTCTATTGTTGTTTTAGCATTAATTTCAATCGCTTTAGTTATTTTTGATTTTTCAAATGTCATTAATATTAGTAATCCACCGTTTAACATTATTGATAATTTTATCTTAATCACATTTACAATTGACTACATTGTTAGATTCATTATTTCAAAAAATAAAATCAAATTTTTTAAAGAAAATATTTTTGATTTGATTGCGATAATTCCTTTTGATGCTATTTTTTCTTTCTTTAGAATCGCTAGGTTGTTTCGAATAGCTAAAATAGCTAGGCTTGCAAAGCTAACAAGAGCAATAGGCGTGGTTGGCAAATTAACAAGAAACACTAAATCATTTTTAAATACGAATGGATTTTTAAACGTGATTTATTTAAGCTCAGTTCTTATTGTTATTTCAGCAATGATTTACTCATATGCAGAAAACGTCCCGTACATTGATGCATTTTGGTGGGCTTTAGTCACCACAACAACTGTTGGTTATGGCGATATTTCGCCAGCTACGCCATTAGGTAGAGTTGCAGCAATCATTTTAATGATTTTAGGAATTGGATTTATTGGTATGCTTACTTCGACTATTACAGAATATTTTAATAAAAGTAAGAATGAAGATGAAGAATCAAATGATAAAATTGAATTACTTATTAATAAAATTGATCAATTAGAAAGTACGATTGAACAACTAAAAGAGGAAATAAAAAAATAACGCACCCTCCGGCCAAGAAGATGTGCGTTAAAAATAGAACCAAAATAGGCTTATTTTGTTACGCCTATTTTACCACAAAGAAAAGGACGTGAAAATATGGCGAAACTAAATTGGTCCAAAAAATACAAATATGTCTTTTCTTACTCAAATAAAAAAGGAACTTTTTGGGGATATCGCTATCCTTATTATAACTCTCTAAAACACCGAAAAGAAGCTAGCAAACGTGGATTTGAAAGCGAAAAAGCAGCGAATAAAGCATTGCTAAAAATCCAATATGCTTTAGAAACACAAAACACTTCCTTCATCGAAAATAAACAACTCACCATAGATGAATGGATCGATGTATGGATACCTTACGCCCAAGACAATTGGAGTGTTTCAACTAAACAAAACATTGAATCTGCTATCAAATTTCACATATCACCATTAATTGGAAATCAAAAACTATCTTCTTTAAATAAGATTACCTATAAACGAGAATTTATTGATAAATTAAGACAAAAAAACAAATATACAGAATCTACCATCCAAACTTGGCATAAAATTGTAATGAGGATGATTAACGCTGCAGTACACAATCAAATCATCCCTAGCAACACGCTAACAGGCTTTAAATTTGATTTAAGTAATAATGTTCGTTCGTTCTCTAAAAAGGAATTACAGCGATTTGTGGCGGTTTTAGAAAACGAAGATATTCAAACACAAGTTATATTTTTGACTCTGCTAAAATCTGGAATGAGAAAAGGTGAATTGATGGGGCTTCGTTGGAATGATATTGATTTAAACGAAAAATATTTCGATATCAATTCTACACGTGGTGATTACGGTGAAAACAAACCTAAAACAAAAACCAGTATTCGTAAAGTTTATTTTGACAACTCATTACTCACTTTAATAAAAAAATACAAAAATCACGAGAAAGTACGGCTTCTTAGAGAAGGTATAATTTTAAGAGAAAAGGACTATTTTATTTTAAGTTCTCGAAATTTACCTATCAAACAATCAAGAATTACGTATATATTTCGCCTGTTATGTGAAAAGGCAGAAGTTCAAAACATAACCGTGCACGGGCTAAGACATACACATGCAACGTTTCTAATTGAAGCAGGAGCAAACATTAAATATGTTTCAACCAGGTTGGGACACAAGAATATTAATATAACTTTGGATGTTTATAGCGATGTATTAAAAGAAGAAGAAAAAGAAACAGCTGATATGATGGATAAACTTATTGAGAACTTGTGA